ATCGACCTCGACCACCTGTTCTGCGCTACGCACCAGGAGAACATGAAGGACTGCGACGTGAAGCGCCGCCGCAAGAACGGCGCGGCCAAGATGCGCGGCCAGCCCAGCCCGGTGCGGGGTGAGAAGCACGGCTTGGTGAAAATCAGTGAGGCGGACGTGCGAACCATTCTCACGGACCATGGCAGCTGGACCGCTCGAGCCGTGGCCGAGAAGTTCAATATCTCGATCAGCCTGGTCTACGGCATCCGCGCGGGCCGGAACTGGGGCTGGCTCAAGGCCGACTTGGAAGCCAGCCAGTTTTGATGCTACAATAGACCATGGCCCACGCACCCTTCACGATGCCCACCCGTCTTGTCCGCATCCGCTGGGAAGACGCCTCCAGCCAGGACACGGGCGGGTGGATCAGTTGGGAGGAGATACAGAACTCCGGTCCGGCCATCATCCAGTCGGTCGGCTTCCTGGCCAAGGAGGATGACAAGTGCGTTGTCCTCGTGGGCTCGATCTGCGAGGAAGACGGCACCGCGGGTAGCGACGTGTGCATCCCGAAAGCGTACATCGTTGAAATGAGGGAGTTGGTGTGACCCTTGAAGTATTCCCGCTTACCTTGAAACAAGCTAATGAGATTGTCGCAACCGACCATCGCCACCACAAGCCTGTGACGGGGCATCGCTTTAGCCTGGGGGTGCGCAACGAATGGGGAGGAGTTCATGGCGCGGCTATCATTGGGAGGCCAGTCGCGCGTAACACCGAGCAATACGAAGTGGCCGAGGTCACGCGCCTGGTCACAGACGGGACAAAGAACGCCTGCTCTATCCTGTACGCCGCCGCCGCGCGTGCGTGCAAGGCAATGGGCTACAAGTCTATTCAGACGTTTATTCTGGACGAGGAGCCGGGGGTGTCTGTGGAGGCGGCGGGGTGGAAATTGGTGGCCACGACACGAGGGGGCGACTGGAATAGCGCATCAAAACCGGAGCGCAGAACGGATCAGCCAATGGGGGCCAAGAAGAAATATGAGAAGGTGCTGAACGCTTGAGCCTCATTGCCAAGGTCGCCGCGATCGTCAAGGCGACGCAGAACAACCGCATCGTAGACCTGCCCGAGGACGTGAGGGAGCTTACGCGCTTCATCCCGCGCCCCTTGCAGGGCCAGATGTACGAGCGCATGAAGCGCTTTAACTCGTGGGTGGTGCATCGCCGCTTCGGGAAGTCCGTCCTGGCCGTGAACGCCCTGGGCGAGAAAGCGATCGAGTGTCCGTTCCCCAACGGGCGGTATGCCTACCTGGCCCCGACCTACGATATGGCCCGCAACATTGCCTGGACATACTTGAAGGACTTCGCCGATCGTATCCCTACGGCGGAAAAGATGGAGAGCAAGCTCACGGTGGAATTGCCAACCCGCCTTGGTGGGCGTGCTCAGATTGCCCTCTACGGAACAGATACACCCAAGCAGCGTTTGAGAGGCATGTACCTGGACGGTGTAGTGTTCGACGAGTGGGCGCAGATACCGCCGCACGTGTGGACGCAGCAGGTCCGCCCAATGCTGTCGGACGTAAACCGTAACGGCTTCGACAATCGCCTCGACCCGAACCAGTGGGCGATCTTTATGACGACCCCGTTCGGGCGCAACCACGCCCACCACATGCACCGCCGCGCGGAGTTGTGGGCGCAGGGCTTGGGCGCGAAGATGGGTGGCGGCGAGATCGACAGTGCGGCGGGCGACGAGTTGGTGTATCGTAGTGACTGGGCCGCGGAACTTTGGAAGGCCAGTCAGACCGGCGTCCTCAATCCCGAGGAGCTACGCCTGGCCAAGATGGACATGAACGATGACGACGCCTACGAGCAGGAGTACGAATGTAGCTGGGACGCCGCCGTCAAGGGAGCCATCTACGCCAAGCAACTGGCCGAGCTTAAAGACCGTGACCGTATTCGGGCTGTGCCCTACAATCCTCTCCTGCCAGTCCACACTGGATGGGACTTGGGTTTCGACGATTGCACCGCAATCTGGTTTGTGCAATGCGTGGCTAACGAAGTACGTGTCATTGACTATTACGAAGCTGCTGGAGCCGCGCTAGACCACTACGCCGATATACTGGAGAAGAAGGGGTATCGCTATGGACGACACTACTGGCCGCACGACGTCGAAGTCACCGAGCTTGGTTCGGGCAAGTCCCGCGCCTCTGTCCTCCGTGCCCTTGGAGTTCGTGGCGTCACTGTTCCGCGCGCCAACGTGGAGGACGGCATTGCAGCGGTACGAACACTTCTGCCGCGCTGCCTCTTTGACGCAAGCTCAACGCAGGATGGCCTTGACCGCGTGGCTCTGTACCACCGAGAGTATGATGAACGGCAGCAGGTATTCCGCCAGAAGCCCAAGCACGATTGGACGTCTCACAGTGCGGATGCACTGAGGACCCTCGCGATGGGTCTTCGCAAGTTCGCCCCCGAGCAGGGGCAAGACTATCTTCAACAGACGGCGGTGTTGTAGGAGGATGGGATGAAGATGTTTCAGAAGGCCCCGGACGGCGGGGTCAACTCCGGTACGACTGCGTATTTCCTGATCGAGATCAAGCCTTTATTTTCGATCGCGTTGCTACGGTTCAGCCGCCACAACCCCGAGCGCTACCACACCCACGCTTTCAACGCCTATACGATATGGTTGAAAGGCCAGGTACGTGAGCACATAAGGGGCGGCCAACCTCGACTGTTCAAAGCAGGGCAGACCAAGATCACGAAGCGAGAACACTTCCATAAAGTAGAAGCCCTGGGCGGCCCGGCGTGGGCGATCTCGTTTCGCGGTCCTTGGGTAAATCGGTGGCATGAAGACCGGGCGGGTAATCTGGTAACGCTTACTCATGGCCGTAAGGAGGTATTGTAATGTATTACTTTTGGTTGGGCCGCGAGGCTGATGAGTGCGTGCCTCTCACGGTGGTTGAACTTCAGGCCGCTAGAGCCCGTGCATATCTCACTTGGTATATCTTGTACTACGGGAGGACGCCGTCCTGAAGTTTCGTACAGCGTCGGGTGCAGAACTACTGGTTGCGCATTGCGTATGGGGCAATTACCTGTGGCGTGGGCTGAAGAACGTAAGGATCGTGGATGACCATTTCCGGGAAGACTACGTCGACACCCTCGTCCGAGAGTGGGGCTACACCCGTCCAACTGGACCTGTTCATTCCGGAAGACCAGCTTTCGTCTCCGATACTGCGGCAGATACCGCATTCCTTTTCTGCCCCGCGACAGCAGGAGTGGCGCAACTTGTTCATGAGATTGGGCATGCCGTTCACGATCGCGTCTATCCTGCCAGTCGAGACTGGGGACATGAGCAGGCTGAAGCCTTCGCGCTACTAGCCGACGTGAACGCGGGGCGGTGGCGCACCCTGGAGCCTGCCGAACGGGCAGCGTTCCGCGACCACATCAAGGCGTGCCGGAACAACCCCGGATACGAGCGCGCCTTGCGTTGGGCGTTCTCGTTGCGTAAGCTGAAACTCAAGGAGCAGATGGATGCAATCGCCAAAGGATGAAGACGCAACCTGTGACGACTGCGGGTGGAAGGGTCCGGTGAAGCTGCTACAGCCCAACCCTCGATCGCCCATCCCCGATTGCTGCCCGGAGTGCGGCTCGCCGGAAACCTGGTGGCCGAGCGCCAATGGCTGACGAGAAGCCTAGCGAAACCGTCCGCCCGCGGCGCATCAAGTACCACTCCTCGACGCAGCGCGGGGTGGGATCGAGCGGCAGGGACGACAGTGACAACCCCCTGTCGCAGAACTTCCTTCCCCTCGACGACCGCGGGGAGCGTGGCCGGGCGCGTTGGTGGGCGCTGCACGGCAAGAAGTACGCCCGCAAGGACGTGGTTGAGTTCGATTAGCTAATGTGCTAGGCTCCAGCCTATGCAGGTCCGTTACGACATTGGCGCGATCTTCGCGCCCATCGCTCGCCTCTTTGGAGGCGGTCAGAAGCAACAGGCGCAGTATTTCAATACCGGGCCGAGCGCCGCCGACGTGCGCGCCCAGGAGGAGAAGGCTGCGCAGGAGGCCAAGAACAAGAGCATGGCCGAGCAGGCCAACCGCCAGGGCGCGGCCTCGTCCCTTCTCACCGCAGCGGATAGCGGCTCCGAGTTCTCGGGCCTGAAGACGCGCAAGACCCTCTTGGGAGGCGCGTAATGGCGTATGTATTAAGCGGCAGCGTCCGCACGATTGAGGCCGCGGTTAACGCTTCTGCCGAGTATACCGAGTGGGTGCGTATCGACAGCCGCAGGTCCGCGAATGTCTTTACCGCGTCTCTGTCGGATGACAGCACAACCTTGTCGGTGACGTGGGTTGTGCAGGCACGCAGGGTCAAGTCGGACGGGACAACGGGCAACACTATTACGATCTACAATTCGGGCGCGTCGTCGCCCGGCGGTATGCAAACCGCTCAGATCGCAGGTGTATGGGAAGTACGCTGTGGCATCCTAACTCACTCGGCGGGCTCGGGCATCGCGTCTATTAGCTGGTAGGACGTAAAAAGCGGTGTCGAATGTAAACCAGCCCCCGATGAACCCGCCCATGGGGCCCGCAACCAACAGCCCGGCGGGGGCTGAAGAAAGTGACATCCGCAGCCCCATTATCGTCGCATCGTATGATGTTCTGGACGCAGGGCACTACACAACCGGCACCGGCGGTATCGCTACGCTCATAAACCAGCAGGCCGCGTATCCGGCCATAAGCGCCGGGCAAGCTAACACCGCGGTACGGCCTAGCGTGGACGCTACGGCGGTAAACGGGCTTCCGGCCATGTTGTTCGTGAGCGGCGATACCACGACACTGGCCAGCGCGCTGTCTGCATTTTCCGGGTACGAAGGTATCTGGATATACGCGGTCGGCCAGTTCGCCACTCTCACTGACGGACAGGCGGGCCTTGTAAGTGTCTCGTCCAGCAACGGAACGGGTGCGCTCTACCAGGCGTCGATCCGGGGTAGCGGGGCGTTGCGTGTAAGTATGCGCCGAGTTGCTGCGGACACCGCGCGCACGGTAGACAGTTCTGTTGTTACCGTCCCGACCGCCCTTCCCACGGCTTTTTGCATTGCGGTGGACTACCGGCTTGGCACCGTGTTGTTTGGAAGCAACCAGGATTATGAATACAAGGCCACCGGAGCGTTTACAAATGGGAACGGCCCGACTGAAGCCTTGGCCGCGGGAGCCGCGCCCATATTTGGGCGGGTAAGCTCTCTGTTCCTGTCCGGCTACATCGCAAAAATACACATCGGCGTTGGCGTTCCGACCCCCGAGTATATTGAAACCTTGCGCCTCGCGGACCAAGCCGTGTTTAATACCCCCCAACGGTCTTTGACGGTCGACAGCCTGGCGCAGAACCTCCGCAACAAGATATACCGGGAAGGTTCGCTTGAGGCTTTGACTGTAACCGGGCGTGTGGCGTATGGCGCGGATGCGTCTGTTACAGCACGGCTTCTTGATATCGTGACCCGCACGCCCGCTACGGGCTGGGAGACGCCGGTTGCCATTACCACCTCTAGCGGCCTTGTCTGGTCCGCGGATATTGACATAACGGATATCCCCAACGGCTCTTGGTATCTTGAGGTCCGCAAGAGCGGCGAGCGCGATGTCGATGCCGTGGTCGACACGACCAATATCATTGGCGTATCCGACAACATCACGGCCTTCCTGGGCCAAAGCCTGATGCGTAATCAGGTCACTGAGATCAGCGGAGGAACGGCCTATCCTCCGGTGGAGTTTGAGGGCTCGCTTCCCGCGTCGGGCGACGCGCTGCGGGATCGCCGCTTTTCCTATGCAGACTACGGTTATTTTTATCTCGCGCAGACAACGTCTTCTAGCCAGTTCGTGCCGGTCGGCACGGGCGAGCCAACCACTCACCAGATGGCCTCGGGCAAGGGCGGCCCCGGTGGTGGCAACGGAAGCCTGACGCTTGGCCCGCTGCTCCGTGATCTGCATGGCGGAGCGCCTACCCTGATCGTCAACGAGGCGGTCGGTGGTACTGGCATTGCAACGCATCTTGCGCCGAGCGGCGACAGCTGGCTGCGTCTTCGCGCGGAGTTGGACCAGGCGGCCAGCCCCGGCTACGACTGGACGCGCGCTGTGATGAATATCGGCCAGACCGATATGAACCAAGGCGCGAGCTACACCACGTTCCATGATGGGCTGATCGACTATATCGAGCAAATACGCAGCCTCGCGACGGACGGCAACGCGCTGTATTTCTACCTGTGCCCGGTATCGTGGGTGTCAGCGGGAAGCCCCACCACGGAGCGCGCGCACCCGATCTACCAGGCGACGTGGGATATCCTCGACACCTACGATAACAACAATGTCGATGGCACCGGCCGGGTATTCATCGGCTACACCGACCATGACATGCAGCGCCGCGACGGCTATCACCTGGAGCCGCCGAACAACCCGCACACGATGCGGAGGCTGGCGCAGAACATCGCCTATCGCGAGGGCCTGGGCGGCGTCACGCATGGCGCACGCGGTCCTGAGCTTACGAGCATCGCGGGCGTCAATGGCGGGACAACCATTGTCGGAACCTTCACGCTCGACGGCGGCACCACCCTGCAAGGGTTGGTCTACGACGAAAACGACCCGTATTTCGACGCGCCTGCCTATCAGAACACCGGGCTGACGGGGACGCTCGTGCGGGTGAACGGCGCGTCTGTCACGCCCTCGTCGGTCGTCATCACTTCCGCGACTGAGGTTACGTGGACGCTGCCCTCACCCCTGGCCACGAGCGACACCATTGAGATCGGGCTATACACCGACCCGCAATTCGACCAGTCAGTAATGATTACAGACGACAGCAACCCGCAGGGAGACACCATTGGTGTCCCGGCGCAGCCCACTCGCCTGTGGGTCAGCGCCGTGGTATAAAGCAGCATGAAAAACAAGCTGGCCGACGCGATCGTAGAGCGGGAGAAGACCAAGCGCGGCGAACGGGGGTCGTGGGAAAGCCTGTGGCAGTCGATCGCCCGCTACTGTCTGCCCAACTCCGCGTCGTTCATGGAGCAGGTCACGCCTGGCCAGGACCGTATGCGCTGGATTTTGGACAGCACCGCCCCGCGGTCGCTGGAAATGTTCGCGTCCTTTCTGCACACGCTCCTGAACAACCCGGCCTCCGAGTGGGTGCGCCTGGGCGTCGAGGGCGAGCCCGAGCTTCAGCTTTCGTCCACCGTGCGAGCGTATCTGGAGACATGCCAGAAGAAGATCATGAACGCGCTCACCTCCCCGAGCGCCGATATCTATTCCCAGCTTCACCAGGTCTACCTCGATATCGGTGCGTTCGGCACGGCGGTCATGTTCGAAGACGTCGTCAACAAGAAGCTGCGCTGCCGCGTCTATCACCTCGACGACTGCGTCATCGACGAGGGCGAGGACGAGAACATCGACAGCATGATCCGTCAGCGCCACCAGACGAAGCGCGCCGCGCTCCAGCGCTTCAAGGCTGACAAGCTTGGTCGCGAGTACGAGAACCTGTCCGACGACAAGCTCGGTACCAAGGATCGCTTCCTGCACGCGGTAATCCCGGCCACCGACCCACTGGCCGCGGAACTGCCCGAGCGCCAGAAGCTCAAGGGCGCGGCCTACTACTCGTGCTGGATTTTGACCGGCCACGAGAACCGTATCCTGGAGTACGGCTCCTACGAGGAGTTCCCCTACTTCGTGCCGCGCTGGTACAAGGCCCGTGGCGAAATCTATGGGCGCAGCCCGGCCATGACCGCCATGCCGGATATCCGCATGGTCAACCGCATGTCGGACACGATCCTGCGCGGGGCCGAGAAGATCGTCGACCCGCCGCTGGTGATCCCTGATGGCTCGCTGGTGTCCCCGGTGCGCCTCCATGCCGGTGGCCTCACGTTCACCGAGGGGCAGGTCGATATCAAGACCCTGATCCCTCCCGGCACGTCGCGCATTGAGACGGGCAACGAACTGCTCATCGCGCGCCAGCAGTCGATCAAGGAAGCCTTCTTCACCCCACTGTTCGTCACCCCGGACAGCCCGGTCAAGACGGCCACGCAGGTTCTCCAGGAAGTCGACGAGCGCAACCGCGCCCTGTCCCCCATGCTCGTGCGTATGCAGACCGAGTTGTTCTCGCGCCTCGTCACCCGCACGTTCAACATCCTCGATCGCTCTGGCATCCTGCCCAAGCCTCCGATGGAACTGAGCGGTAAGCAGTTGAAGCTGGAGTATGTCTCGCCCCTGATCGCGTCGCAGAAGCAGATGGAGGGTCTGTCCCTCGTCCGCACCTTCGAAATGATGGCGGCGTGGGCGCAGGTCGACAAGGGCTTGTTCGACTGGATCGACACTGATATGGTGGCCCAGCTTCTCCCGCTTGCCAACGGTGCGTCGGCCAAGATCGTGCAGACCAAGACCAAGGTGGATAGTGTCCGCAAGGCCCGCGCGCAGCAGGAAGCGGCGCAGATGCAGGCCCAGCTTATGCCGGAAGCGGCGCAGGCGGGTGCGGCTCTCATGACGGCTGGAGCGAAGGTAACACAGGCCAATAATGCAGGCTAAGAGGGAAGTATCACCGGAGGAGTTGGTTCTCCTCTATCAGGACTGTTTTGGCTCGCCCGCGGGCAAGGTGGTCCTGACACATCTGGTGGCCAAGTTCGGCTTCACCAACAAGTCGACGAACGTGCCCGGCGACCCCTACGGCACGCACGTCAATGAGGGTCATCGAGGGGTGCTGGTGTATATCGGCAAGATGCTGTCGATGACGCCGGACGACATGAAGCAGCCGACACAGGCAGAGAGTGAGACGTCCGTTGAGAGAAAGGGTGCAGGACATGACGAAGAATTCTAGTTTCCGAATTTATTACGACGGAGAAGCAGGTGGAAGTGGAGGTAGCGGAGCTACGGGCGGCGCTGGTGCAGGCGGGAGTGGCGCGGGAGGAGCAGGCGCTCCGAATAGCCTCCTTGGAGGTGGAACTGGAGGTGCTGCGCCAGGAGTGGGGGCGGGAGATACTGGAAAAAGCGAACAGCCAGGCGGCGAGGTTTTTAAGCTCCCTGACGGCTGGGACTACCGATCCGCTCTCCCCCCGGAGCTGAAGGAAAGCCCTTCAGCCAAGAAGTACGCCAACATCGAGGAACTGGTGCGCGGCTTCGACCACGCCTCGCAGTTTATCGGGCGTCCTACGGACCACCTGGTCGAACTCCCCCCGAACGCGACCCCCGAGGTCCAGCGCGCAGCCTTCGAAAAGATGGGCCTGCCGAAAGATATCGCAGGCTACAAGCTCGACCAGAAGGCGGTGGGCGAGGCCATCAAGCTCGACGCGCCGGGCATGAAGACCCTCACCGAGGCGGCCTTCAAGGCGGGCGTGCTGCCCAAGCAGCTTGAGGGCTTGCTGGGTACGTTCAACGGCATGATCGAGCAGGGCCAGAAGGACATGGCCGCGGCAGAGATCGAGCGCAACAGCCAGAACATCGAGGCGCTGAAGAATGAACTGGGCGAGGCGTTCGACGGCAGCGTGGCGGCGGCCAACTTCGCGGTCGGGAAATTGGGTGGCGATCCCCTGCGCGAAAGCCTCAATCGGGCAGGATTGGGCACGGACGGTCCGGTCCTGAAGATGCTTGCCAAGGTCGGCAAGATGCTGGCCGAGGACGAGGGCGGCGGTGACAAGCCGGGCGACTTCGGCTCGGGCATCACCCCCGACGACGCCAAGGCCGAGGGCCAGAAGCTCATCAACCAGGCCATCAACGAGCCCAACCTGACGAAGCGCCGCGAGCTTGAAACGAAGGCTCAGGAGTTCTTTGCCAAGGCCGAGAGGCGGAGCGCCAAATGATGACGATCCTGTGGATTTTCCTGGGCGTTCTCGCGGGCGTGGCGATCGGCGTGCTGGTGCTTGGCCTGGCGCTGCGGGGCGCGCTCTCTAGCCTTTGGAAGAAGTAGGACTTGACAATTCCGTGGGAGTGTGGCAACCATACTCCCACGGACCAAGTTCGGCCCCTGGATAGGGACACCCGGCGCGGTTCCACCGAACCCCCACAACCTATCCAATAGGCAACGTATCTGATGCGTATTCTTTACTCTGTCGACATTCCGGTGTCGTATGTCACCCAGTTCTCCAGCAACGTGCATCTGCTTGCAGAGCAGCGCTACTCGCGCCTGCTTCCCGCGGTCATGCGCGAGCAGGGCACGGGCGAGAGCGGCGCGATCGAAATCACGGGCGGCATCGACGCCCCGAACGAGATCAACGAGCGCCATGGCGACACGCCCCTGAACAGCACGCCGCAGACCCGGCGCTGGTGGTTCATGAAGGACTACGACGTGGCCGACCTGATCGACAAGCAGGACCGCGTCAAGATGCTGATCCAGCTTGACAGCATCTACACCATGCGTCACGCGGGCACGATGGGCCGCGGCATGGACGACGCCATCATCGACGCGCTGTACCGCACCGCCGTCACGGGCCACACCGGCTCGGGCACGACCGCCTTCCCGACCGCGAGCCAGCAGCTTGCTTCGGGCTCGACGGGCCTGACGATCGACAAGCTCAACCGCGCCAAGGAAATCCTCGACGCCAACGAGGTCGACGAGTTCTACCCGCGCTTCTTCGCCGCCACGTCCCGCCAGATGCGCGAGCTTCTGGAAGACGACAAGGTGACATCGCAGGACTTCAACACGGTCAAGGCCCTCGTGCAGGGCCAGGTCGACACCTTCCTGGGCTTCAAGTTCATCCGCACCGAGCGCCTGATCTCGACGTCCAGCGTGCGCAACTGCTTCGCTTGGGCGCAGCCCGCCATCCGTTTCATCGACGGCATGGCCCCGAACACCACGGCCTCTCCCCGCCCGGACAAGCGCTACGCGCAGCAGATTTATACCTGCGGCTCGTGGACCGCGGTCCGCACGGAAGACGAGATGGTTGTCTCGGTCCTGTGCAGCGAAGCCTAATCGTCAACCAAGGAACCTGACACATGGCCACTCTCTACTCTGATATCATCACCGGGCTTCGCGCTACTCCGCAGACGAAGCCGGACAGCGGTGTTTCGAACGGCAAGGTCCGCGTCCAGGCGTTCACCTGGACGGGCGACGCCGCGCAGAACGACCTCGTCGAACTGGCGAAGCTCCCGGTGGGCGCTCGCATCATCACCGGGTTCATCGACTTCACCGATTTCGGTTCGTCCGTGACCCTCGACATTGGCGACGGCACGACCGAGAACAAGTACCTCTCGGCACTGGACGTTGCCACGGCTGCGGGCACGTCGGCCTTCGCGAACACCTGGGCCCTCTACGGCCTTGGCCGCGAGCGCCTGTCGACGGCCATCACCCTGACGGCCAAGCTGGAGGGTGCGAACCCGGACAGCGGCTCGCTCCGCGGCTACGTCCTCTACGCGGTGGAGTAGCCTCTTGGCCACTCTTACCCTCAACGCCTCGATCACCCCGTCTCGGCAGGTCACTGTGACCTACGGGACGGGCGGGTCCCTCACGGGGTCCGTGGCCCTCCTGATTGACAACACGATTACGGCGGGCATGGACGTCGAGAAGATGATTGCGGCGCTGGTGCGTTCTTACCACCGCCAGTCCTCCAAGGCGTCCAAGGTATCGGGCATCGCTACGTCCGGCACCACGGCAGAGTAGTCCTAGCGGCGGGCGTTTCCCTCACCCTCCTCCCCCGCCGCGGCCCCCTGTCCCTCGTGGACAGGGGGTTTCTCTTTGCCCTCCATCCGTGATAGTATCCGGGTATGGCGAGCCAAATCCAAATCTGTAACGTAGCGCTCACCCATTGCGGCGAGCCGTCCATCACGTCGCTGAACGAGGACGGCAAGGCGGCGCGGGTCCTGAAGCGCGTCTACGACCTCGTCCTCGACCAGGCGCTCACCGACTACCGCTGGTACTTCGCGATCGAGCGCGCCGAACTGGCCGCCGATCCCGCTGCCCCGCTGTTCGGTTTCACCAACCGCTTCACCGTGCCGTCCGACCTGCTCCAGCTTATCGGAATTGGCGACGACCAGAACGAGAGCAAGCGTAACTACACGGCCAGTGAAACTATCTTCAAGCGCGAAGGAAACTACATCCTGGCCGACGACGCCCCGCTCAAGATCGTCTACGTCAAGCGCGTCACCGACCCCGGCATGTACTCCCCGGAGTTCGTGAAGTACCTGTCCTACCTCCTGGCCACGACAATCTTCTACGACCTGACCAAGGGCGCGGACCGCTACACCGCGCTCGTGCAGGGCCGCGAGCAGGCCGCCAAGCAGGCCAAGTTCAAGGGCGCGATCCAGAACACCCCCGAAGTCGTCGTGGCATCTGACTGGATCGACAGCCGCTTCTCCGACAACTACCCCTACCGCATTGGTCCTGTCGTCTAGTGGCAAGATACAACCCGATCCAAGCCAACTTCACGGCGGGCCTGCTTACCCGCCGTCTGCGCGGGCGCGACGACCTGGAGGCGTACCACCAGGGTATGCGCCAGGCGCTCAACGGGCAAATCCTGCCGCACGGTGGGTTCATGCGCCGGGCGGGCTCGATCTTCGTGAACGAGGTCAAGAACCGCACCAGCGCCAAGAACGCCCTGATCCCGTTCGACGTGGCCACCGATCAGCAATACATCATGGAGGTCGGGCACAACTATATCCGCTACTACGCCAACCATGGCCTCGTGGAGAGCAGCCCCGGCACGCCGCTGGAGACGGTGACGACCTACGGCAATGACGAGCAGCAGGACTTGCGCACCGCTCAGCAGGTCGATGTCATGTACATGGTCCACCCCAACGGCCATCCGTACAAGCTGTCGCGCACCAGCCTGACCTCGTTCACCTGGACGAAGGTGACGTGGAAGGA